CTCGAAATAATCACCAGCGACAGCGCCAGTAAACGAGCCTGTGATAGTAGTAGCGTTCACAGCGCCTGTGCCTGTGCCTGTGGCCGTTGTATTGTGCAGGGGGTTGCCAAGGGTAAAGGTGTTAGCCTGACCCCTTAGAGACGCAAAGAACGCCTCCAACTGCTTGGCTTCTGCCCGCTTCATGGGCGGCAATGTTACTTCCGCTTCCCACCTGACACCCTGGTGCTGGTAAACCTGCTGGTCATAGGTAAAAGGTGACTGACTAATAGCCGTTGCAGAGCGCAACCGCATCGTCATTGATTGAATGCCTACACTTGGAAACGCCGCCATTATGCACCCACCATTGCCTTACTGAAGCCACCGCCTCTCATTCTAGCATCTGCGACCGCTGACTTCGCGGCATTACTAATCTGTGGCAGTAGGTTAGCAATCTCAGCACGTACGGTTTGCTGTACGCCTGTAGTTACGTTGATATTTTGGACTACGGTAACACCGCCACCACCTAGCTGGTCATTAGGCACAACGCGCCCTGTCGTACTTGGCACGAATATTTCTGGCCCTTTTTCGCCAACTAGATAAGGGGTGCCACCTGTCGCAACACCGCCACGGGCCAAGCCTTGCATCCCCATGCCACCACCGCCGCCACCACCGCCACCACCGCCTGCACCGAATCCGCTTGATATGCCGCCACTAATTGCGTCAAACAAAGGCTTAGTAATGTAATACTGCACAAGCATCTTAATTAGCGAATCGACAACGCTTTTAGCCATGCTTTTCATTGCATCACTAAACTTTTGCGCGCCCGTTACTGCCGCAGTAAATTGATTGGTAAACGTCTGCATAGCGTTTTTGGTAAAGCTCTGAACCGCCTGCTCAATGCTCGGCATTTGCTGGATGACATTTTTAATTGCCTCAGCCACATTGCGCAAGCCAGTAATCATCGGCATATACCACGGCTCTTGAGCGATAACGACGACCTCTTCCAGTTCGTCCTTTACGCTTTGTATTGGCTTTTTAACTTCGTCTGCCGCGTCTTGTAGAGGCTTTATCAGCCACTTAGACCAATCAACTGGCTCCAAAAGTGCTGGCACCTCTGCACCAAGCTCATTTAAGCGTGTGACAATGCGCGCACGTTCTTCGCGCAATTCGTCTTCTGTAAGAATTTGCAGAATTTGTCCGTCGCCACCAATACGGACGCGATTTAACATGCCCGTAAAGCCACCTTCAAGCATTTGGTCTATCTGGTCAATTTCTGTCTGTAGCGCCCTTATGTCATTAGGGTCTGCTTTTCCTACGTTAAAAGTTTCGGCAAGTGACCTGCGAGCGCGGCTGAAGGTGTTTATTATTTCAATGCCTGCGTTTGTTATACCCTGCAAGCCAATCAGTGCAGTGCGGATGTTTTCAATCAACTCGCCTGCAAGATAGCGCCCAAAGTTCTCTATGCCTCCATGCGCCTCAGACTGTTGCAATATGTATTCTTTGAAGCGCGTCGCAATCAACTCTAAAGCAGGAGCCATGCCTGCGGTCATTTGTCTGACTACACCCTCAAAAATAGAGCGTAGTTTAGTGAAGGCGTCGTTGGCATCTTGTACGCCTTTAGCGGCGTCAGTAGACATCACAAGGCCAAGCTGTTTGGCCTCTTTAAACAAAGCGCCCATTTCGTCAGCGTTAGCACTAAGCATGTTCAGCATGCTCGTGCCTTCTGAATCGAAAAGTTTAAAGGCTAGTCGTAGCTTTTCCGTCTCAGTAAATACGGCGTTGCCTTCCTCATCTACGCGATTAAAGGCAGAAGCAAGTGATTGCATGCGCTCGTCAAGTGGCAGTTGCTCAATACGACGTGCATCTACGCCCAACTCACGCAAGGCAGATACAGCCTCGCCTGTGCCTTGTGCCGCTTCTGCGGTGCGCCGCACAAAACGTTGCAAAGCCATATTGAGAGTGTTGGTTTCTATGCCCGCTAATGACCCTGCAAATTGCAGTTTAGACAAGGCTTCGGTGGTAGTACCTATCCTCCCTGCTGTTTTAGCTAAGGCGTCCGTGGCTTTTAGAGAACTACTGATTAGCAAGCCCATACCGCCAGCACCTACGGCACTGACGAGAGCAGTTTTAAAGCTGAAAAAAACCTTTGAGAGTCTTCCGAATGCAGCTTGTATGCCGCGCAAGGCTTTCTGCGTTTGGTCAAACGCTTTAATGCGGATGCTTACGGTTTCATTTGCCATCGTTCGACTCGCTCATAATCTTGAAGTAAGCGAGCCACTCATGGAACTCAGTAACCGAAATCTGCTCTACTTCTTCGATAGTCTTGTGTAGGCGGTCAGCTAAGGCAATAAGGTTCATCCTCGTCTGACCGCTTTTTAGTTTTTTTCGACATCCTCAAATGACTCGATAGTGCCGAACATCTCATTGGCAATATGCGAGACAACGGTTGTCTCTTCCCCCATTAAGTCGATGCGGTCCTCGGCAGAGCTAAACAGCTTTTCGCCGTCTTTGCTCTCAGCCTTCATAAGAATCAAATCAACCATCGCGGCAATGCTTGGGTTTTGCATTACCTGCGGGTGGCGCTTTTGCAGCTCGTTAAGGTCATAGCAGGTTAGAGGGCGACAGAACAAAACGAAATCGCCGTCACCGTCCCCCCATTCTGCAACGCTAATTTTGCGACGCGAGCCTTTACGACGCGCCCGCAATTCTTTAGCGAGACCCATTAGTTAGTTGACTCTGTTACAGCGCCTGATACTTGCACAGAGAAAGACGCCTCAACCAAGCCATCGTAAGACGCTGAAATTGTCTTAGCAGTCACGATGCCAGCACCGACGTAATACTTCTCGCCTGTGCCTGTGCCAGTGGGGTGGATTTCCCAGTCGATAGCCGCGCCAGAATCAAGCACCAAGTGCTGTGCGTCTGCGTCGTCCCACAATGCGTCGATAGTGAGTGTGGCGTCTTTGAGGCTAGAAAGGTAAGACTTAACAGTGTCACCCATTACTGTATCCTCAATGGTGTCAGCAGTCTCATCAATTGAGTATGAGCGAACCTCGCCAACTGCCGCTTCTGAACCACCACTAGCGGCAACCTTTACGACACCGCTTGAGCCTTTATGTGTAGCCATGAATTTTCTCCCTTACGCGTCGCCGCGTGTATATGAATAAAGAATCTGTACGGTGACAATGACGCCGCCAATAGGGTCTATTGTACCATCATCCACCTCAACGCTGATAACCTGCGTGTCTACCGCGTAACCGCCACGCGTCCTATCTTCATCAAGTTTTTCGTCGATAGCCTCTGCAATCTGGTTGCGGGCTGTGTCGATGTTCTTGTGCTTAACAAAGCAAACAAGCTCGTAGTCGATAGTGCCATGCCTGCTGGTCATGCTACCGCCAAGGCTTGCGTCCTCGCGTGTCTCGTTTGCCGTCCTTACCAATATAGCGGGGAACTGTGCGTTAGATAGCTTGTCAAAGTCAAAAGGCTCACGCGTCACTTTTTTGACGTTTGGCGTCGATATGGCAGACAGTGCCGTCACAATATTGGCGGCGATGTTTTCTCTAACGCTCATATCTTAAGCCCCTTAAAGTAAGCATCGCGGATAGCGCGGGTGTCGCCTCGGTTGAGGCCAAAGAAATTACGACTTCGATTGTTAAACGCCGCCTTCTTAGCCTCTGTACTACGACTAAAGTTGATAATACCGTCTTGGCCCTTCATGCCAAATTGCATGTCGCCGAGCATCTTACCCGTAAATATCAAATTAACCTTGTCTACAGGTCTGCCCTTTTCCTGCCTAAAGCCTTTGTAAGCATCGGAATAAGGTCGGAATGGCTTTTCGTTTACGTCTACACCGCTACGCGTGCGCTTATCAATGCGCGCTCTACCCACTGCCGCAGCTCTCAACATGGCGCGCCTGTGGTTCTTGGTAAACGTGCGCCCTAGCTTCTGCACCATCTTGCGCAGGTCACGGGGCTTTGTGTCTATGTTTACGGTAATCATCGGTCTAGGCGGTTAAGCGGAATGCTTTCCTTTTCCTTGTCAGTGACAGTGCCGTCGTCATCTGCGTCATACTCAACGCCGTCCTGAAAAACTGCGTCTAGCTCCTCGCCGTAACGCGCTTTATAGAAATCAATCATCTGTAAAAAGCGGTCGTCGTCTACCCAGTTAGTAAGCTGTGGCAATGCGTACTTCCACAATACGAGATAGGCGCTTGCGCGTGTCCACTGCGTATCTGTCAGATAGCTACTATTCATTTCGCCCGCTATGCCCTTACGGTGCCACCAGCGATTGCGTATCTCGCGCTCAACATCTGCCTGCGCCTTTGCATGTTCAGCAGTGAAGGCAAGAATGCCAAGGTCAAAAATGTCAGGGACAATTGCTTCTAAATCGTCGTCAGTGCTAAACGCCATGTAATCACCACTTCACTTTAGCGGCCCAATAGACTGCATCTAATGGCGTCGCGTTACGTAGATTCTTTTCGTGTCGTGCGTACCAAGCCGCTCGCATGGCCTTGTCGCGTGCAGACTCACCATCCTTTGGCGGGTAAGTCTTCGCGCCTTTAGCGCCAAACCTAATTAACTTGATAACGCCTTTGTAGCGAGCCAGAACCGCGTGAGACTTAGACGGGTGCCGTGGCGTACGCTTTGCCACGTTGTAGTCTTCAAACCTTTCACCACGATAATTGACTGCCATAAAATCCTCAGAGTAAAACGCCCCCGAAGGGGCGTGTACGTCTTAGAGAGTAGCGTCGAAGAACATCTCAACACCGTAGCTGTCATCAAGCTCACCAACACCGTAAACGGCAGTAGCATTAAGCTCGAAGGCACGGAGTGATGCGTCGCGCTGAGTCTCAAGGTTGAAGTCACGCTTCATAGCAATACACATTGCTTCTGGAGCAAAGACCGCACCCTTAGCGTCGCCGTTACCGTCAACAGTGATGTTAGCTGACTGGTATACGTCAATACCTGCCAATGAGCCAACAAAGCCAGAGCGCATTGCTTCGTTCTGGATGTCGCCACCGTTGGGGTTAGCAAATGTGTTGGTCAGGTTAGCCGCCAACTGGTAAGCGTGGTAGGGGTGCAAGACCGCTACGTACTGACCAGGCGCCTTTGCATTGCGTAGAGTAGCCGCAGCCTTGAATACGTCAGCCGCAGTAATCTCTTGTGCAGCCGCTCCCAAAGATGCAGAAAGACCATCAAACAAAGCGATGATGTCTTGGTCCATCTTAGTAGCGATTGCGTTACCCAATACAGTGCCTAGCTCCTGTGCAGGATTACCAGCGCCCATTGCTGCAACGTCAGTCAATACGACTTGCGCACCAACTTCGCCGACAGTAACAGTAACGCCAGAGGTGCTAACAGTGCTTGAAGACATATCAGTGCCTTCAGTCAGGTCAGCCGCCGCAACGGATGGGTACTTAGGTACTTGGATAGTAGTACCAGCAACATTACCGATGTCGTAACGAGTGATAAGGCCAGCCATGAGCGATTGCTCTTCGGCAGTGAAACGAGCCTGCATGATGATATTTGCAAACAGGTCGTCGAGTGTTGAACTAGTTGAAGCCGCCATAAGTGAAATCTCCTAAAGTAAGCGGTTATTTATTTGCTAACATCATGGCACGGTAGGCTTCTCTGCCTCCGTTTTCCCAGTTAGCTTCCATTTCAGCCGCCGACATAGGTTTCGACGTGGAACCACCTACCGCTCCTTGCGAGCCAGCGCCACCAACTGACGCCTTTACGAAGTGCGGGTTTGTAGTCAAGAAATCACCAACAAGCTCATCAACGCTTACGGGGTCGCCTTTGTCGTTGTATCGTGGTGTGCCGTTCGAGTCTACAACCTCTGCTGTGCCGTCTTCAGACAGCCGAACCGCACCACGTACTAACTGCACAACCTGCTCTGCCGATACTGCGTTGTTCCTACTCGCCGCCGATAGCAAAGCACCATCGACTAATTGGCTTTCGAGACGTTGCTTGTACGTCCTAATCTCTTGGTCTTTCTTTTCGACGGTCTGCTTTAGAATCGACTCAAACTCTCCGCGTTCCTTCTGCTTCTCAATTTCAGCTTCTTGCTGACGTTGTAAAAGCTGTCGGGCTTCGTCAAGGTCGATACCATCTAGTCGCTTATCATATTGCCGTTTGGTACGGGCAACACGGTCGGCCACTATTCGGTCGAGTTCCTCTTGCGTAAACGTCTTAGTTTCCTGAACTTCGGGTGTTTCCACTGCGGCTTCAGTTACCGCGTCAGCCATGATTTCATCGCTCATGTTACGAATCCTCTTTCGAGTAGGGTTAATTGTATCAAATTAGCGTGACTTACGCTTTTTCTTACGCTTGTCTTTCTTGTGGTACGGCATACGTTCCTCCTAGTCTACGACAGGCACCCAATAGTGCCGACAGTTGTAACCGCCTCTAACTCTAAACGGGTCGCCTGGCTTCTTACCTGCCCAGCTCTCCGCCCAAATTTCTCGTATTTCGTCGATGCTGTATTCCTTGTCAACGTGCCTCTCACAGAAGTCGCGCGTTGAATCAATAATATCACCCGCATACACAAAGCGTTCAATGCCTGCCTCTGCTGCACTGGCCGACGCTACTGACGCACTGAACTCAAATAGTGCATCGTGCAAGATTGTCTTAGAGTGGCGGGCAAGTGTTGAGTCTAGCAGGCTGTTCAGCTCGTTAAGGCTGGCGCTGAATGGCGTGCCTGTAAGTGTGTTGTTGTACACCTGCTGATAAAGCGCCTCAACAAAGTCATTAGCTAGCTGCTCATGGCCTGTAAAGCTAAAGTTTTGCAGTTGCCCGATAACGCTCTGCGGTACACGAAAGTCTGCAAACTGCGACATGAACTGTTGTGTCAGCTCTACCGCGTCAGGGTACTCCCTAATGATGGCGTCTATTTCTTCTAAGAACTCAGTGCGAACAATGCCGTCTAGCTGTGCGCGTAAGGCAATGGCTGCGTCTAGGTCAAACAGTACGCCATCACGTAAGGGTAAGCCTGCAAGTAAGTCAGTTAGCCTCAACTCTAGGTTAGCAATAGCACGAGACAGCCTACGCTCGTGCGGGTCAGAGATGCCCCCCAGACCTGCTATCAGCTCATCACTGTTCATCTGCTGGCGCTACTGCCGTGAAGTCACCAAGTGCCTGCTGTCCTTGCTCAATCTCAGTGTGTGCCTGTGCAAGCATTTCATCATCGAGCAACAAGTCTGCAATCTGCTTATCGACAGCCTGTGCGAATGTAGAAGAGCGAACGCCTGACGCCTTAGCTTGTTGCAGGTAGCGCAACTCGGATTCGTAGTCGCGAATGTCAAAGCTGTCAGGGTAGCTTATCTCTACTTCATGCAAGTCATGCCCCTGCCACGTACACCACAACTGCCACAACTGTTCCTCGGCTAGCTCTAAGATGTCAGCCTTCTCAGAGAGCTTGGCGTTAAGCATCTGAAACTCTGTTTGCATTGCCACGCCTGACTGTGTGATTGCCTCAGTACCGCGTACTGCGCCCATGTGCGACATGCGGTTGATAGCGTCAATCTTGTCAGTAATAGAGGCACGAATAGCATCAAGGTTAGCGCCGCTTGGTTGCATCTGATACGGCTTAAGTGCGCCGTCCATGTCGTCACTGATATTGATTACAGCGCCAGCACCTGCACTAGCGTCGGTGTCGTAGGTTTTAACCAGTGTAGGATGGTTAGAGATGCGGATAAGCTGCTCAATCTCAGACAGCTCCTGATAGATAGCCTGTTGCATATAGGCCACGTCGCTAATGTCACTGATGCCGATGCCACGTACCACTGAGCGGTTAGACGGTAAATGCACTGCGGGAATCTTGCCGATAGGGTTGTCGATAGTCTCGACCACCTGTGCCTCGTCACCGTGGTAGCGAACAAGCTGTATCGTTTCTCGAGTCCAGATACGGAAATACGTTTCGGTCGTTGTGCCGTCAATGCGGTTAACAGACTCGCGCACTTTCATGTAGGTCAGCTCGTGGCGACCGCTAGGCATTCGCTCGTACTTCCAGTCGTAGACGTTCTCGGGCGTAATCAAAGTGACATAGGGGCGTATCTCTTGCGCTAGTTCTTCTGCCCGTGTGCCTGCTGTTGACTGTGGCTTATCGAGCATAATCCAAACGTGGCCGTACACGCTCGACCATATCTGTGCCTCACGCATGAAGCTGTTAAAGCTCTGCCCGTCGAGGTTAGCGTCCTTTAGAAACGCATTAAGGTCGGCACTGCCTTCCATCTGCTGATAGTTACGCGTAGGCGGTACACGCCAAAGAAACGAGCTGTAGACGTGAACGACGTTACGGCAATGGTTGTCTAGTGGTGTCAGTGCCAGGCGTCGGTTATAGGCGTTCTTGTCTTCGTTGAGGTAGCTGGTCAGATACGAGCCATCGCGATAGTCTTGCCCGCCCATGTAACTACGCAGATAGAACTCCCATCGGTCTACGTTGTTTTCATAATCGGGATGCTGGTACTCGATATCTTCGTAATACATTTACGTCCACCTCTGCGGGGATTGCGGCGCGTTCGCCTTTCTAATTGGGAATAGATACTCCACCGCATAGCCAAGTGCATCGTTCATGTGGTCAAAGCCGTCTTTCTCAGGCTGGCTTGTACCCTCTTTGTAGGTGTGGCGTTCCAATGACTCAATCACCTTTTTGCACTTAGGGTCAACGTATAAACGTCGGACGCCGTCATTAGACAGTAGCCGACTATTTACCGCGTTTATCCTGTCCCTTACTGCCGCATGTGAGTTTCGGACGCGTACCTCGAAACCCGCGTTTTGCAATATGGACAAGTCTGTCCTTCCACCTGCGCTTGTCTTACGTTGACGAGAAGCAGGGTCAGGATATATCACTATTGTACCATTTCCGTAGCGTTCGCGAAGCTCTGCAACCATCTCATCAGTGTTGCTACCAAACATGACGATTTCATCGAATACATGGAGCGTGTCACCCTTGCGTGTCATCAGCACGGCACTCATTGGGTCGAGGTTGAAGTCCATGCCTACGTGTATCATTGAGCGTTCGCCGTCGTGCCGTTTTACTGATTGCTCCCGCTTGAATCCGTAGTAGATAATGCCGCTGTAGTTGACGAATTCGGCTTGGTATTCTTGCTGGAAAGTTCGTTCGTCCAAGTCGGCTTTAGCTGACTCAATTTCTGACGGTGGCACATTGCCGCCTTCAATCGTTGTGTATTGATGCGAACTCCACCCTTCATCTCCATCTAATCCTTTCCCATACAAGTCATAAAAGTGATTGCGTCCTTTCGGCGTGCCTATAAAAACCGCAGAGCCAACTCTATCGCTCAATGAGGGCCTAATGACCTCAAACCACGCCTCCTTACGCATGTCAGCAAACTCATCGAGGACAACAAAGTCGAGTGAGCGGCCACGTAAGTTATCAGGCTTTTCTGCGCCTTTGAGCGCAATCATTGATTCATTTATCAGTGTAATACTCAGAGCTGATTCGTTGGTTCGCTGGATATACTCTTTAGGAATTTGCTTGATAAGCATATCCCAGGCGATTTCTTTAGCAGCTTTGTAAGTAGGCGCGACATACCAAACATTACGCCTATGCCCCATCAGCGCATTATTAAGCAGCTCTGCTGTGCTGAGGAATGTTTTCCCAAAACGCCTGCCAGCAACCACAACGCGAAATCGACTCGCGTCACGAAAAATTTCACTTTGCGGCTTTGTTAGATTCATTATCAGTAGTCAAATTGATTACAACAGGCGGCAAATCCTGCGGCTCTGGCGCAGTTTCCTTCCAGCCAGCTTGTGTTTTCAAGTAAAAAATTTGGGCTGTCGTATTACCTTCAGTGGCGCTCCTCAACAGGCTTTGACTGACCCGGCCAATCGCTTTGGCTCTGCCTCTTTTATAGGCGGCAGAAACATTTTCATCCCGACTGATGATGGCTCGCAAAGTGCGCGCGGGGATTGCTAAATAATCTGCAATTTGGTCTTGGTTTAAAACAGCCGCCAGCGTTTCGATTTCACGAATTTGGCCGTCCTCTAATTCAGTTTTAGGCCTGCCGCCTTTTTTCGTTGTCATGCTCATCCCCTACAAAAGCCTGTAGTGCGTACCAAACCAACGAATTGCGATAACCGCTATCGTGTGTGGTTTGTATTGGTGTGACTGCGTGTGTGTTGCGCCAAGCTGGATAAAACAAAAGGCTGTGCGAAGGCATCTCAAAACAAGCATCATAGTCGGGAACATACAGACAGCCGCCGACTGAGTTTTCCCGCATAGTGTAGATTGCATTGAGGGTTTGCCTGACGTTTGCCCTATCGCGGTGAAATGGCGCAGCGATATTAAAATTGCTGATGCTGCTGGTGAATAATCTACCGAAACGCCATTGCTCATCTATTTCTGCAATCGCTTTTACGTGCTCATCATGCAAACTTGGTAAATATTCAGCCATCAGCGCGTCTAGGCGCTCTGTCGCCATGAGCATAGCTTTGACAAATGTTTTCGCATTTTTCTTCAAATGGACGCTACTGCGGTTTCTATAATTGCGCCTCATGACAGGATTCGGTGGGACGCTACCGAGAATAGTGCTGTATTGCGCCGTTCCAATTCTTTGCGCTTCAGCCCTGCTCATTCCTGCTTTAATTGCTTGTAAGACATCTGCGCGCTCCATGAGTGTTTTGGGCACTCTTTCTGAGCGAAACTCAGCATTTGCTACGCTCATAATTTTGACAAGTTTTTCATCATGGCGTTTCACGTCAGATAAATACACGCCGACGATTTCTGAGCCATCTTTCAATAGGCATGATTCAGTTACATTTGGCTTTATGTATTCGCATTGCGAACCGTTACGCCGCTCATGTGAAACTTGTTGTAACTGTAGCTCAATCATTCGTAATGTTGTGCTTGCGCTTCCATTCGATAATTTGTTTTGGGTTGTTGAACCTGAACTGCAACTCTGCCTCTGGGTGGCAGCCTTTTTTTACTTTGTGTCGGAACAACTCAGGGTATTTCGACATCAAGTATTTGCAATCAATGATTTTGCGAGGAAGTCTTCGCTCATAGGTACCAATGCCGCCTATTTCATAGTGCCCCGCGATTGGTTTAATCCATGAGTTGATGAGCACGCAATTATTTTTTACAAGCTGTGATGCGCAGTAGCCAAAATCTTCCATAGCTTCTAATGCGGTGTCATATCGAAGTCCAGCAAACTTTATGGCACACGCTTTGCTTATGACGTAACCGACAGCCTTGTATTTTTTGCTATTAAAATAATAATTATCGACAGTAGCATAGCCAATATATTCTGCGCGTATTGCATCAGCTACTGCGATGTCTTTTTGCAGCAATGAGATGTATTCAGATGCTTCTATTTGTTGGGCGAAGGTTGCTTGGTTTATTTCAGGGTCATCCACTTCGAGTTTTTTTTTGTCGTAATGCTCGTCAACGACACGCTTCATAGATTGAATATTGTCATCTAAAGAAACATACCATTCTCCGCGTTTAGCTAAATTATCAACGACCCAATTCCTATGATTAGTGACGCCGAAAGGAGCGCCCGTCACAATAATTTTAGTTTTATCGACTCGCCCTGCCTTGATATAAGCATCGGCGCATTCGTTACTGTGTAACAGTATTTTATAATCGATATTGCTTGCTTCGAGCCAATAGTGCGTTTTTATGCTTTCGGCCCTGTTGAAGCTAGGAATGTATATTGGAATCATTGTTCAAAAGCCGCTAAGGCATCGAGCACAATAGCGCCGATATACTGCCCCTCTTGGCGTAACTTTTTAATCAGCCGTGTCGCGCTTTCGTAATCCGCTTCGTCAAATTCAATCTGTATCGCACGCTTCACATCCGTGGCGATTTTTTCAACTTGCGAATCGAGTGTTTCATCGAGTATGGAATAATCAATTTCTTTCTCAAACTCAGGAATTACGTCAAACCCAAGTAAATCGACGTTGAACCCATCAAGCTCGAGTGATTCGATTTCGAGTTTTAGGTTTGCGTCATTCCAACCGGCATTCAATGCGAGCTTGTTATCAGCGATTACATAAGCTTTTTTTTGTGAAGGCGTGAGATTCTTGAGGACAATGGCCGGCACTTCATTCAAGCCCAGGGCTTTTGCCGCCAGCACCCTCCCATGACCTGCAACAATACCGCCTCGCTCATCAACCAAAACAGGATTGGTAAACCCGAATTCTTCAATGCTCGCAGCTATTTGCGAAACTTGACGCTCACTATGCGTCCTCGAGTTTAAGGCGTAAGGGGTTAACTGTTTCGTATCGAAATATTCAATAGATAGATTCATATTTTATAAAGGTGACGGTAAGCCTTCGGCCCAATAGAGGCCATGTGTTTGCCCGTCTCTTACTTCTCCGCGTTTGATGTCTTGGTCTGACATGGGGTATGTCTCCACTGCCCCGTCGTCAAATGCGACGAGGTAAGTGCCTTCATTCCTTGGCATACTGCCCTGTACTACGGGCCGCCAATCTATAGTTACCGTTTGCAACATATAGTGTTCCCCCGTGCATATTATACCAATATATGCGATTAGCGTGCGGACAATAAATAACGCCTATTTATTTGGGGTAAAAAAAGCCCGCTAAGTGCGGGCAATGCGTCTCTACGCTGGAAATTTGTACCTGACTATCTCTAGTGGTGGCTCGTCGTTGTCCTTGAGCGGCACTATGCTGTAGTCAAATAATATAGCCATGTCCTCCCTGTGTCGGTTAGCCATAGCGTGTGCGGCTTTGACTGCGATGATGGTGTCCTCAATCTCGTCGCTGTTCATCTGTGCAAGCCGTTTCGTAAATCCCTCTAAAGTCAGGATGTCCGTCCCTACCATTTGTCTGCCCCCATAGCTCTACAAATTCGCAGTAAATGTCCTGTTGCGCTACCGCATCGTCGTAATCACTGCGCCCTACTATCCCCAGAATGAACACCAATATAATCATGCCCACTAGAATTACTGCATAAGCGTCCGTTGATAATTCCTTCATACAAACCCCTCACTTTTGGATTATTGCGTAGCTTCTCTAGTGCTACGGTTTCTATTTGCTTTACACGCTGACGTGATATGCCCATGACTGCGGCTACCTCTGTCAGTGTC